CTAGAAACATATTCAAATGAACGCGAACCCTGAAAAAGATTGGATATCAATATAAATTGATGGCACAACATTTTCAGGCTTGTCAACACGTACAACTCTGGGTAATACATTAAGATCCATTTTGTACATGTATTATTATTTGAATCAAGCATTTCCAAACAAATGTGATCCATGGCTTTCCACTGACTATTTCGTTATAGCAGCCGGCGATGACACAGTTTTATGGATAAGACCGGATTGGGTTTAACACTTTAGAGATGTTATTCTTGAACTAACAACCAGAGATAAGACCGAGCAATCAGTCTGATTAGGTTAATGTTTAAAGAAAATATCTGTTGGAGATTTCTGGCAAATTGATTTTTGTTCGAAATGGTCATACTCCACTGGCAATCTGAATGAATGGTGGATGTCTAGAAATTGTGAAAAAGTTTTCAAAACAAAATAATTCTTTTGTGGAAAAAATAAACACATGATTAGATGTCCTGCTCTTCATCGTTTTGCTATATTATGGGGCATAATGTAAGAACGTGTATCAAAACTCATTGAAGATCATCTTCGAGTTTAATTATACAATCTACCAATACCCGTTATGTCAACAGAACTCGTTTATGATTTGATAAGACATTCAAAATATGTCTCATATCACAACGACTCGACTGCCTACTCGATGGAGGATTATGTTAATCATAGGACTGGTGTAAGTATAGGTACTCTATATCACCTGTGTTAAACTGGATAAATCCTACTTGGTAGTAGGTCCATACGTGAGGCGAATCAATATGATATTAATCACATTGATGACAACTCCCAACAATAGGGTTAAACCCTTTCAACTCCCTAAATCCCTTTAAGGTGCTATAGAACCTAAAAAGAGCGAAGAAGCTCCACTTCTGGGTGCTAGAGCTAAATAAGTTGCTCAAGCACGACGCTAATAGAAGAAGTAAGTGGTCAAGAACAATAAAAATAGTAATAGACCACAAACAGGTTAATAGATGCACAATTTAGAGGGTAAAGAGCATCAACTTAAGTTAGACTTAGACAAAGCTCATCGTAAAGAAAAACACGACAAAATGATTGCCTAAGCCTATACAAAAGCAGATGTTCATAGGCCCACATACCAACAAGGTAAGTTGCAACAAGCGTAATATCCTTAGGTTGTTTCCGCTTGGGACGAAATGCTCGTAGCAAAATATTATCCCGGTCAATTCAACGTGCCATACGTCGCAGGCATGAACGTCAGCAATTTACCAACAACGACTTTTTCAGTGTCAAACTCATTCGAATAGGCAAATACTTATGCCACACAAGGATTTTAAGATTTGGGAAGCACCCCATATACTTTAGTGATGTGGTCTACGAGTATGACTGCTTTTTATGGTGATGGAGGCACTGGATCAATCCCTACTAGTGACAAGCTTGGAGGGCTTGTCATTAAGCAATTTGAGGCCGCTGATCTGGATACAGCCTACATCTCAAAGGACATATTTTAAGAAGTATAAGCAGCTTTTACTATGTTAGATGTAGTGTCTTCAGATATGACTGGCTTCTCTTCTGGTGGATTTGTTTGGGCAAGTTAAATGGATGTTAATATTTTATGTCCACGTGCCAATTTGGTTGGTGCCTATTATTAAGGTAGTCTCCAATATGGCTAACTTCCTGAAACACCCACTGCTGGACTATCCCTCAGATAAATTCTTGAGATCGCTGGTGATGTTTAAATTCTAGAACCCAGGTTCAGTCTAAGAACTGGGGTGGTGAATCATGATATCATCTTCGCATCTTAAGATAATAGTGGGGGATAACTTGATAGAAATGACTTCGTTGGAGAACTTATTAATTACGTAATTCTCTAAAACGTCGCAGAAAATATCACAGATGGGACTACTTCTAAGTTTTCATTACAATGTAATATTAAAGGTAATGGTGTCTTCTGGGCAAAGCCAGATGACGCTATAGCTAATAACTTGTATAAGAACGTTAGAAATAAAAAGTCTGCCATGCCCGGCATGCTTGCTGGCGTTGGACAAAACCCTACTGTGAAACCTAAGCGCGTTAATAGTATTTGGGAAGGTGTTAAACATCTCGCAAGTAGCGCTTACGAGTCGGTCGGTGGATGGCAAGGTATAGCAAGAGGAGCCGCAGCATTGCTCCTTTCGCCATAACCTGTGAGATCCACTGACCAATTCGTGGTCCGGTCTAACTATATGCAGTCTCTTATCCAGATGAAAGAGGCTACAGTTAAACTCGCTGCTCAAAATCCCTTATTAGACCTTTCGCATATTAATGCGATTATCTCTGAATAGGTGTAATACCTTAGAACACATCCTGGACGTGTTATACCATTGGAAGATACTAATAAGAAAAATGATCACGACAAGGACCGAATCGATCAATAACATATTGCTCGAAATCCCTAAGCGTATAGAAGAAGTGACGATGATACATACAGCACATCTTCTTAACGCTACACTGTTCCCCCAACTCGAAATTGAGGGATAGTGGCTTATCCACTCTTTGAGTGAGTTCTCTTGATAATCAAGAAA